TATATTTTTGGTGCTAATGGAAATGTAGAAGGTGGTAATATCACTTTACTAGCAGGCACAAATATGATGGCGGCTACTGGTGAACCCGAACTAGTTCCTGGTTCTTTCAAATTTGGTATTGATAGAAATGGCTTTAGAAAATTTGGATTAAGTTTATATAATGATTCTGGTTTTCCAAAATTATACATACCATTAAGAAATCCAAGTGATACTGGCTATGTTGCGGGGGCTGAAAGATTCCTATTTGGTCAAAGTAACATTGACATGGTATTAGATGCTGACAAAATGTTTTTAAGTGCAGATGGAAACATATTGCTGGACGGAGCCAACATTAGTTTTAATGGCAATCCTTTAAAGGATGTAGGAAATTTAACTTTTGCATCTGGCAATGGTGTAATAGGAAATTTAAGTGTTACAAATAATGTTTCTGCAACTCATTTTATTGGTGATGGTAGTGCATTAACAAATTTAAGTGCAAACACCACTTTGACAAATGCACAAGCAAAAGCACACATTGAATCCACAGGATTAAGTGCAACTGCTAATTTAACAACAACAGCAAACATACAAGCAAATAACATTATTGGTATCATAAACAGTAATGCAAATATAGATACATCAGGAACATTAAAAAGTAGTAATGCATTAGGACTTGCAGTAACAGGTAATGCTACAATTGGTGGCAACTTGAATGTTACCGGAAATGTTAATAGTGCAAACGTAGTAGACTTGTTTGTAGAAGACAGGAATATTACATTACAATTTGGAACATCAGGAACACCAAGTGCAAACAGTCAAATATTTGTAGACAGAGGTTCAAGTGCAAACAGTTTTATCATATGGAATGAAAGCAATGACAAGTTTGGATTCAGCAACGATGGTTCAAACATCACATATTTTGCACAAACAACAGATGACCTAGCAGAAGGTTCAACAAACTTATACTTCACAAATGCAAGAGCAAATGCTGTTATTGGAACAAATACAACAGATAATTTAAGTGAAGGTTCAACAAATTTATATTACACAGATGCAAGGTCTAATAGTGCAATAGCGGCATACACTGGTGCTATGACCAATGCAACTGGTAATATCACAACAACAGCCAATGTTGCAGGTGCAAACTTTATAGGTAATGTTGTAGGTAATGTTACAGGGTCACCAAGCAGTTTAGCAGGACTAGACACAGCCGATTTAACAGAAGGCACAAATTTATATTTTACAAATGCTAGGGCAAATGCGGCATTTGTAGACAGTTTAGATAACATAACAACTGCAATAAGTTCAGATAGTAATATCACAACAACAGCAAACGTATCAGGTGCATTTTTATTAGGTGACGGTAGTGCAATAACTAATATACCTAGCACATCAAATGCACAAGCAAAAGCATTCATAGAAGCAAATGGTTTAGATGCTACTGCTAACATAACAACCACAGGAAATATAAGTGGTGGTAATCTAGTTAATTTTACTAGAGGTGAAATTTATAGAATAAGCTCACCAGATGTTGACAACGCATTAGTTGAAATAAGTGATGTTCAAAATATAATAAGTGCGGCGGCAAACAGTAGTGCAAATGTAGGACATGCAAAAATATCTTTCCCATCGGATGGTGGCACTGGTTCTCCACCAAATGGTCAAGTCATAATTACATCAGCAAATACAAGTAATGCCGTAGATGCAGTAAGTGGAAATATTCAATTAAAATCCGCTTCTAAAGGTAAAACATTAGATTTTGAATCAAGTGGTTATGCTTTAACACAAGGAACACTTCCAGCAACAACCACATTAGGTGATTTTGCACCCAGTGTTCTACTTAATATAACAACAACCGCAGGATCCAATGCTATTACAGTGAATAACCAATTTGGCTCTCCTGTTGTTTTTGGACTTAGAGGACCAACTTTTGCTACAGTAATGACAGGTTCAAATATGGCTAACGTAGTTACTGGAATTGGTGTAAACTTTGGTTTTGGCGCACATGGTTTGAACAATCCAAGTGCAGGACTTTATGGACAGGATAAAGGTTGGACGTTGTTCAATGCGGCGACAGGAAGTAGAAGTGATATTTTTCCATTGCAGGCATTTGCAACTGGTATAAGCACTAACACAATCACAATGAGTGAAAATGCCTTAGTAAGTGGCACATTTACTAGTGTAGTAATGACTCCGGGTATGGCACAAACAACTGTGAGCAATACCCAATTTAAATATCAAACAATACCAGGAACTGCAAGTAATAGTGCTGTAAATGACAAAACACTATATGGTAGATTGGGTAGTTTTGAACATCCAGAAACTTTAGCAAATTTAACATATGATGCAATAAGTTATGCAAACACTTCATCAATTACGTTTACTGATATTGGCACAAAACAAAGCACTGACATAGACAGTGGTAGTGAAAGTGCTGTTAGATATCCTAGATTATTAAGTATAGGACCAAACACAACACCAGACCCATTTAGTGGTAGAACTGAAACAAACAATCCATCACCGGTTGGTGTTACTGTTGAAAATGATGGTGAAACTTACACAGGAAATAACAGTCCATCTACACAATTTTTAATTAGTAGTTATACTGGTGCATTAGATGATTTATCACAAGTTCCAAATTGGGTAACAACAGGATTTACAGGCAATGTAACAACAGATATGCCTCAATTGAAAGCACCAACATTGCGTTTCAAAGCATTCAGAGGAAAGAAAAGTGATGGAGGTGGTAATTCATCCTTGCTTTTACAATCAGGTGATGTAATTGGTAAAGTAGCCTTTGGTGCAGGTGAAACAACACAATTTGCATTCCAAGGTTCAGATTTAATCAACCCACCAAGTGCAATTACAGTAGATGTAGGTAGTGCAAACATTAACACTGGTGCGGCAAACGCCCACATGCACATTACTACTTCTCCTTATCCATTAGGCGGAAGTTTAGGTTATTTTAGAAACAATGAAAATGCTGTAAACGGTATTAACCAACAAACTAACTTTACAACCAAAGATGGTAATGTAACCATAGCCGCACAAACAGACGGTATGATTACACTAGCACCTACACCAGATTATGGTGACAGTGGTAATACAACTGTATGGACAAGGTTCCCAGGAACTACACATGAATATCACACATTCTTAGATGCTAAGTTTTTAAGTGCAAATGCCACAAGTAAATCAGGAACAATAATTGAAGTTCAGCCAAAATCAGGAACAACAACTGGTAGTGGTGGTTTAGGATATGATAGTGTAGGTAATGCCACAGTAAGAATTAGTTCACATCACAGCAATAGTGCCGTAAAAGCACAATGGGATATTACAAACGAACAAAGTAGTGGTAACTTAATGATAAGAGACCACACAAACAGCAGTAATAAATTAGAAGTTTCTACTGCAAGAGCACAATTAGGAACTACACTTAGGTTACAAAATTTAACAACAGCAGAGATAAACGCCTTAAGTTCACCACAAAAAGGTGATGTGGTTTATAACACAACACTAGAACAAGTATGTTTCTATAATGGAACTGCATGGCAAAAAGTAACATCTGCAAATATGTAAGAGGATTTATGGCTACTTATTATGGAAATGTTTGTCTTACTGATTGCAGTGGACACAAGGAAGGTGCAAAATATGTTAGACGTGGTGGTCGTAGTTTAACAAGAAGTAGTCCAAGTTTTAACACCGGTATGCGAACAGCACAAGGACAGTTAAAGAAAAAAGGACAAAGAACAAGGTTAAGTATAACCAAAAAATCAAAGTAACGATGTTGGATACAACAAAATAGGAGAATATTATGCCACATAAACCAGGACATAAAAAAAACAGAGGGACTAAAAAATCAGGAATGAAGCGAAAGAACAGAGGTTCCAGCAACAGAGGTTCCAAGAAGAGATAGATTGGTTTGCATACTTTAAGAGCATAAAAGGTTTATGCCCTTGGAGTCTTAGAGCATACATGCAAAACAAAATACTACATATTACTGTAGGTGACGTGCCTACAGAGATGACTTGGGTCGCTTGTTTCAATGGTTCAAAAAACCATGAAGCATTACTGATAGAATATTCACACAAAACAAGTATAGACCATTTGTTAAGTGTGGTAGACAAAATAGAAAGTAAATATAAAGAACTGATTGCATTTTGGAGTCATCCAGATGAAAAAGAAAATAACACACCAAAACCTTGTGTTATTGTGCAAGACAGACAACTATTAACTGA